AGCCAAACTTCACGAGACCGGCGGGACTGTTACGGATCCCGGCGGTGGCAGACTTGCGATTCCTCTATCTGCACGTAAGCAGATGTTTACCGCAAGGGGCAAACTCCGTGCGAGGTATAAACAGCCGAGAGCATTAAAGAATGTTAAGCGTATGAGGTTTAAGGGAAACACTTTTCTTGCGAGGGTTACTAAGCGTGGGCAGAAGATTTTACCCCTTTATGTTCTTAAACGTCAGGTGCGTATAAAACCGAGACTCGGTTTTTACAGAACATGGGACGGCTTAGTTAATTACAGGATCGATATTCTTAATAAGAAAATCGAAAACGCTTTAAGGAAGATTTAATGGAAACAGTCAGGGAAAGAATTTTACAGAATATAAAAACGACTATCGAAGGGGTAACCGTTGCGAACGGATATAACTTTGATTTTACCCCCGAGACAGTTCAGCGATGGTCAATGCACGGTAACAGGATGGTTGACATGCCTATGGTTGTCATAAGTCCGGGCGATGAGGACGAGTCAAGTTCGCCCCATCCCTTTGAAGAATGTTTACTGTCGATATACCTTGATTTGTTTTATGTAAGTGATGAGAACGATCCAGTGCCGACAGATACATATTTAAATAGATTACAGGGAGATATTAAAAAAATAATTTTACAGGATACCACTCGTGACGGTGAGGCAATCGATACAGATGTTTTGGGAACAACGCCGTTTGAAACGACCGAAACTCAACCGTATGCGGGAATAATCATGGAGCTTAGGATTCGTTACCGTCATTTGCAGTCGGATCCTACAGCCAAGAACTAAAAGGAGGACGCATATGTCAATGCTTGTAAGAAAACGACAGCTTGCGGCTAAGATTGAAGCAGTTGAAGGCGTTGCCGAAACACTTGCGGCTATAGACGCTGGGATACTGGTCAACTTTTCGCCGAAGGCAAATTACGATCCACAAATGTATCAGCGGGATCCGGTCAGGGCTTCGCTTACGAAGATGGGTAAGCTCGCAGGGAAACGTTCTGCCGGTATAGATTTCAGTGTCGAGCTGAAAGGTTCAGGGTCTTTAACGCAAGAACCTGAATGGGCGAATCTTGTTAAAGCATGCGGGTTTGCGGTTAATGCTTTAAAGAAGATTGCAATCGGTGCGATTACGGGCGGACCCTACCAGCATGGTGAGACCGTTACGGGTGACACTTCAGGAGCAACTGGCAGAGTTGTTGTTGAGACATCTACTGGTGCTTCCATTCTCTACTTTGTGCCTTTAACAGGGACGCTTGAGAGCGGTGATTTATTAACCGGCGGAACATCGGGAGCAACGTCAACAGCTTCGGGAGATCCTGCGGATTCAGGGTATGAATTAAAACCTATCAGCAGTTCAATCCTCTCTTTGACTATGGGGCTTTTTGAAGATGGCGTACGCAAAGTCATTAAGGGTTGCCGAGGGACTGTTAAGTTCAATTTCAAGATCGGCGAACCAGCAATGCTTGATTTTAGCTTTAAAGGTGTTGAGTCAGGTATTGCGGATGTGCCTATGCTTTCAGGATTAACTTTTGATGCAACGGTACCCCCTGTTCTTTTAAACGCCACTATGGCATGTGACGGGGTTTCGCTTAATGTCGGCGAGGTTGATATTGATGTTGCGAATACTCTTGCCTCAAAAGACAAGATTGATGATTCCAAAGGCATTTTGTCTTACATGGTCACAGGGCGTGACATGCAGGGATCGTTTAACCCTGAAATGGTGCCTGTGGCAACGCACGACTTTTTCACGAAGTGGTTTAACAACACTCCGATGGTTCTTGACCTTGCTTATGGAGAAGCTGACGGTAACAAGTTCAGGTTTTATGCTCCAAGCATTGTCTATAACAAGGTTGACGACGGAGATCGTGACGGAATCCAGCTTGCTCAGACTTCGTTTGATTTAACAGGTTCAATGGAACCCGGTGACGATGAACTGGCAATATTACTAATTTAAAAGGAGGTTTTTTATGCTTACAGGTATTGATATTAATTCGACAAGACAACATGTTTCAAAACTCGATCCGGACAAAGATAATCCGACAGTGTTTCATATCGGATTGCTCGATCCAGTGTTGCGTGCGGAAGTTGATGATGAAAGCAGTTCTTATGAGATGAGTTCAACGAACCCAAATGACAAAGCTAAGGTGAGACTTAACTGGAATAAGCGTCAAATCATGGCGATTAAGTTTGGGCTAAAAAGAATGGATAATTTTCTCGATCCACAGACCAAAAAGCCTATGGAATTGAAGTTCGAGACAATTCATTACGCTAGCAAAATGCGGGACGTTGTTCCCGACAGGATTATTGCTATGTTCCCGAATGAACTCAGGACAGAATTGTCCGAAGTCATTCTGAACGAATCAAGGCTTTCGGAGGACGACCAAAAAAACTAATACTGGCGGTTCATTTGGGCGACCTCACCGTGAACTGCCATAGCTGTTTAAGCGGGAAAAAGATTAAATGTGAGTATGAAGTGCCGGGTCAGGAGATCTGGGAGCTTAACGGCCAGCAGTATAAAGGATGCCCTTTTAAAATCGTCAAACGTCAGTCGGCGAATTTTCTAAGGGCATTTCAGTTTTATAAGCAAGGTTATCTTCCCAACGCAGGCACTTGGCTGGATCAACCAGCAAAATTGATTGATGCCTTCGAGGTCATTGAGAAGGCACTTCAATCGTTAGAGTTTGAGCGTGAAAAAAGAAGGAATCGGTTTAAACGATGACAAATAAACAGTTATCAATAATTTTAAAGTTAAAAGACGAAGCCTCAAAGCGTCTTGAAGGTGTTCGGGGTAATTTGCAGAGGTTCGCAAACTCGTGGAAGAAGAACTGGCTTGCAATCACCGCCGCAGTTACTGTGGCTATCATGGCTCTACGCAAAGCGTGGGAGCTTATGGAGCTTGGAGCTAAGGTAGAACAACAGAAGATGGCTTTTGAGAACCTTGCGTCCTCTCTCGGCATGAGTTCGGAAAAGATAATAAAAGATTTACGCAAGATGTCCGGTGAGACTATGTCTACTGCGGAAATTATGGGAAAAGCCTCACAGGCAATGATTTTGGGAATCGACCCGACCAAATTATCAAAGATGATGGAAATATCAAGAGCGTCGGCTCGGGCGTTTGGAAAAGACGTTGGCTTTATGTTTGAGAGTATCGCTATAGGTGTTGGAAGACAGTCAAAGCTTATTCTGGATAACTTGGGAATTATCGTGAGTGCGGGAAAAGCATATGAGACCTACGCAAAATCAATCGGTAAGTCTACCAAAGAATTAACCGAGATGGAACGCAAGCAAGCCTTTTTAAACGCTACGCTTGAAGCCGGTGACAGGATTCTTCGGCAGATAGATACTTCCACAATGACAAACTTAGAGAAAATGCAGAAGCTAAAGGCGGGATGGGAAGATTTTGCGGTAAAGATAGGTCAAGCCTTATGGCATGTGCTGGGATTCTTGCAGGCGTTTATGAATCATCTTGTGACCGGCATTTTTACTGTTCTGGAATACGGTTCGGTAGCGGTCAAAGGTTTCATTCAAGGGATCACTAACGCATTAAACGGTCTTTTAAGTGTAGGCATTGAGTTTTTCCAAAAGATGATGGTTCCGCTTATTAAGTTTTACGAACTGCTCGGAAAATTACCCGGCAACATCGGCGAGACTTATCGTCAGGCTTCTTTAGAGATTAAAAAGTTTTCAGACAGCCTCGAGGAGAAAAAGATCAAGTTTAATGTCAGTGGTCTTACTCAAGGATTAGATCAGGCACGTCAGGCGTTTAAACTTGCGGCTGAGGACAGCGCTAGAGACGCTATTGAGCAGTATGAGCTTGTCTTCGCTAAGGTTAAAGAGACAGGCGTTAATACAGCAAAGGTATTGCAAGAGGTTGCTGGTCAAATTGGCGAGACTGCGCAAGAAGCGACAAAGCAGTTTAGCGCAATGGAAGAATTTGCAAAGCAGTCAGCACGGAATATGCAGAACGCTTTTTCGCAGTTCTTCTTCAAAGCGTTTACTGGTGAGTTACGCAGTGTCAAAGAAGTCTTTGCGGATTTCGGGCGTTCGATTTTACAGATGATTTCAAACATTCTGGCAAAGCTATTGCTTGTAAAGATGTTTACTGCAATGGCCGGACCCAGTGGTCAGATCTTCGGTGTGTCTGTGAGTAGCCTATTCCACCAAGGCGGTATGGTTAGAAAACATCGTGGCGGTTTGATACGGGCTCATGACGGGCTTGCTCCGGATGAGGTGCCTATAATCGCACAAACTGGTGAAGGTGTGCTTTCACGCAGGGGCATGAGTGCTTTGGGCGGTTCTGACAACCTCAGAGCCTTAAACAATGGCGAAGGCGGATCTGGTGGCGGTGTGACTATTAACGTGAACCAAGTTGTTCAGGCTTGGGACGCACAGGATGTTTGGCGTAACCGCAAAATGCTTTCAAATGCTATTGCGGATGACATATATAACAACGGAAAAATTAGGTCTGTTATTAGGAATTACACATGAGCGAATTTACAAGTTTACCAGATTTTGTTTTTGAGGAAACGGTTGAATACAAAACCCTTGTCTCGGAGTTTGAGAGCGGTGTTGAACAGAGACGGCGTAAATGGGAAAACCCACTACGTAAGTGGAGACTCCGTTTTAAGAGTCGTATAAAAACTGATATGCAAACAGTGCGTGACTTCTTTGCGAGCAAATACGGTTCTTTCACAGCGTTTACGTGGACGAACCCGAACGACTCGGTTGAATATACTGTCAGGTTTGTTGAGGACAGTTTTAAGTTTTCTATGAAGGCTCACGAGGTCTATGACTTTGAATTTGATTTAATTGAGGTGAAGTAATGCCAAGAGATGTTAACCCTACATTTAGAAACGAGAAAGCAAAAAAAGAAAACGCCCCTATCTTTTTATACATGCTTAAAGAATATGACGGCGTGGATGACCTTAACTTTGCAGGGTTCGATCAGGATGTGACATATAACGGAACGGTTTATACGAGGTTTCCTATTAGGCATGAATTTGTTGCTGAGAATAATCAGGGACAGATTGATCAGGT